AACGATACGCCCCATAGTGTAATTGCCGCGCTCTTCTGCTGTAATGTCTGTCTTGCCGTCATAATTTACGGTCTTGCCAGATAAACGCGCCTTAATCAGAGTTGTGATAAAGTTACCGCCCTTCTGGTCCGGCAATAAAGATGCATACTCGCCGCGCTCTACGATTGCGCCGCAATGAAGCAGTTCATTTAAACGCAGATTCGGAGTCTCGCGCACTGCCGCATCAAATACTTCACCATTGAAATTTACCAAATCAAATAATGCCATGTGTTATTTCTCCTTCTTTCTGTTCAGATATGGCGTAATGTCCATATCCGGGTTTTTGTTTTTGAGTTTCATAAGTTCAGCCATAGAAAGTTTTGCCCCATCCGGCTGATTAATTGGATTTCCAACAATCTGGCTGCGGTTCTGCTGTGCCTGGAATGTCTTATCATCAATGAGAATGTCCGGCTTATAATTGCCTTTATCATCCTTGACAATGGCGTCAAACAGATCTGAAATACTTTTTCCGCGTGCTTCATCAGAGTTAAGTTTGTCGACCAGCTGCGCTTTGATCGCGTCTGCCGTGATAGCATTAACAAAATGCTTATCAGCAAAGAAATCTGTTACAAGACCATCAAGCCTTGCCCTTTCGTCTTTCTCTGCGCGCTCCTTACGTTCTGCTTCCAGTGTGGTCGTCAGTTCTGCAATCTTCTGATTCAGTGCATCTGCATCCGGTGCGGAATCTCTCATAGTCTGTAATTCCTTTTCAAGAGTTTCCTGCTTTCCTACAAGTTCCTTATTTTTTTCTTCGAGTTCCTGCGTTTTGGAAAGTTTCTTGTCCAATTCCTGCTTAGAATATAATTCCTCGCCCATACTCTTTTTGATGGATTCTTTCTGCTCATCTGTCAGTGACAGACCAATCTTCTCCAATTCGCTGATTACTTTTACCATGTTCCTTACCTCTTTCTTTCCAAGTTTTTACTCCGGTCAGTCCGGCGCGAATGAGTTGCTATTTACTCCATAGCTGGCAAAATACAAAGAAAAAAGCACGCCCAAAAACAGGACGTGCCTTAACAACATCCTATAATTTTTCTAGGGTAGCGGACGGCTTCCTACGTTCCGTCCGGTGCTTATTTATTTGTTAATATTATTTTATCATGAGTGTGGAATAGATTTGTGCCATTTTTATGTAAAAAGAGAGCCTGTTTCCAAGCTCTCTAAGCACCACCATACTTTACACATTTCGCCTTTTTGCTTTGGCTGCCTTTTGCCCCTGTGCGTATCCAAAGAAAAAAGCATTATTAATTGCTTCATATGTATTTGCGCTCGCATTACTGATATGTATAATATTTGACGCAAACATATCATAATTTTTATCAATTTTACCTCTTGTATCGCTTATCACTTTCATAGTATCTTTTATTCTTGCCATAGTGCACCCCCTACCGTGTGATAATATCCAGTGCTAATTGCTCATATGCCGGAATTTTAACAAACTGCTCTCTGACTTCAATTCCTGCCTGATTAAATATGGATTTAACCACCATAGCAATTTCATGCGGGCACGCACCCTCTGATTTCATGATGCGTTCAAATAAACGACCAGCATTTGTTGCACTTTCCAGTGCCGCCGGGGATACTGGGTACTGATATGTAATGGAATGTACTGTCTGCTGTTTAAAATAATTATTTACCAACTGTCTCTGGACAGTCCATGCCAAGTCATCCGTAAAGGACTTTACCAACATGAGATATCCCTGCTCTGTGATAAGATACATACCATTCGGAGCTGTCACACCAAATTCTTCTTTTGCTTCGTCCGAATTTCGGACGAAGTAATCTTCTCCCAAAATAAAATGCTTCTTATTATCATTAAATCTTTTTCTTGTTGTTCCACTCGGTCTTTCATGCACCCGGTCAATATCTTTAAATGTTATTACGCGCTGACCTCTAAATTCCTTAACTACAACTTCTTTTGAGTTAATTTCCACTATTTCATTCTGCGTTTTACAATTCCTCCTTGCAAAAACTGGCGGAATCCCCTATAATGCGAATAGGAAATTCCTATGGTTAATAGGTTCCATTAGAGTAAACACGAACTTTGGTCGGTTGGGTGTTTACTCTTTTTTTGTTGGTAAATCTTTTTGTACATCTTTCTTTACTAAGTCTGCGACATACTGAATAAAAGATTTATCCTGCATTACAGCCTTTATCTTGGCAGCCTTATGCACATTGTCGTCCAAAACTATCGTTGCACGTTTCATTCATCTTCTCCTTCCCGTGTATTTTTTATGCACATTTGCAATTATAGTGTCTTTTTCGTACAATGTCAATATATATTTTTACATTTTGGGAATATTGTGTTATTATGTGTCTAGGAGGTACACATGCATGAATAGAATAAAGAATTTACGTTTAGAAAATGATTTGTCCCTGCGAGAGCTTGCAAGTGAATTGAATATATCATACTCTTCATTGGGTAAATATGAACGTGGAGAACAGGAACCAAGTTTTGAAACACTAAAAAAAATTGCTGAACGCTTTCATGTTACAATTGACTATCTTCTTGGTTTTAGTAATGTCAAAAACCCCAACTATACAGAAATTAATAAAGAACTAGGTCTTACAGATACATCCATAGAAATAATTAGAAAAGAAAAGGGAAATATTGCTACAGGACTAAACGCTTTTATACAAAATCCAATGTTTTTAGAATTAATAGAATTATATACCGAATATAGTATGCTTGTAGAAATTCCAACCGAAGATTTGGATGCAATGATGCAAACCTCATATGGCTATGATTCTTTTGATTTAAAAGATCCGCTGGATTTAGCCACTAAAAATCTAATGGACAGGCTTGAAAAGTTACCCTCAACCGAAGCATATAGAATGTATATATTAAATATCTTTAATAAGCTATTAGATAGCACTACTCCACCTATTGACTAAATAAACCTTTAATATACTCCCTGCCTACGTCATGTAAGCGGGGAGCTCTTCTAAGGCTCATATCCATAATCTTCTATTGCTGAACACATCATAACAAGTGTTTCGGTATAACCACTTAACATTTCCTTATCCTCTTCCGGCGCATCTGATTCGAAAAAAGTTCTTACATCTGCCCTTAATTGCAGCCATTCTTCCCTACTTTTCTTTCCTGACATAATACGTTCGCGAAGTTTTTCAGCTTCTGTCCACTTTTCCGGATGCCTATACCATTCATTTTTTTCTCTTACTATTTTCATGAACTCTTCATGTGTCATTCTATCGCCCCTTTTAACCTACTCAAAAATTTCATGACATCGTTATAATCCATAAAAGATGCCCCTTCACTTCTTAGCGAATTATCTACCTTATCCTCCAACCACTGATATCTATCAGGCAAAGGCACATTAAACAATTCCCTTGCAAACTCCATATCTGTTCCATAAGAAAATCTATCATTCAGTGCTTTTAAAACTATTGTGCGCTCCTCATAAGCATATGAATTAGTAATTTGTTGTTCATTACATATTTGCTGTTTGAGCCATTCTACAGAAGTTTCTTCAATGGCTTGGTTGGTTCCATAAACATTGCGATCATAGTAACTGCAAGAACATGAATGAAGCATTTCATGCCAAATCGTACCATTATCAGCTGTTTCCACAACAGAAATATCGCATGTCCACTCTTTTGCACCCTTGGAGTGTTCTTTTGCCAATTCATTATCAACTCGTATATTCCCACTCCACTTCGACGGTCTATCAGAATACTGTGTTATCTCTTCCTTTATCTGCTGTGCAGTCTGCTCAAGTTCTTCCTTTGTTCTTTTAGTATAACCCGCATTCTTCGCTTTTTCCATCGGAACTTTGACAGAATTGCTATAAGCCGTCGCCCTGCCGTTTGCCTTTGACGCCTGTGTCCTCTTAAATCCGGCTACCTTTATTCTATCAGCCTGTGTCTGCAATCCATTATCCGCACAGAATTGCTTATACTGTTGATTCTGTATCCGCAGTTTATAAGCAAGTTTATCATATTGTGGCTGCAACATATCTTTTACATCAGTCTCTGCTATGCCGCTTAACTCTGCCTGTTTTGCCAGCAATTCGCGCTTGGTCTGCCGAATAGCACGCTCCATTGATCTCTGCTGCTGTTGTTTCTCATACAATTCCTGGCTCTCGTGCACATTAATTTTAGGATTTCCATCTGCATCAACATAAGGATTTCGCAGAGACTTATCCCACGGCTTATGGGAATGCCTGCAATTATATCCATGCAGTCCAAGAGGATCTACAACTCTTCCCTGTCCTGTCTTTGGATCTACGGTGTATCCGGTTGCATCTAACAGATTTGGTGTGTCTTTATCTCTCCCGACGATTTTATATACTTTTCCCTGCCAATGATCGTGTGATGGTATTCCATCCGGGAACTTTTTGCTATGCCGCGCTCCCATATGTGCCGATACAAGAACATACTCTATTCCTTTTTGCACTATGTATTGATTAGTTACCTGAGCAGCCGTCTGATTCATAGAAGTAACGACACAACAACGCACTGCCGCTTCTAAAGAACGCCTGGCACCCGTCGGATAATCAATCACAACGCCGCTCTGTGCATATCTGTCAAGCACTTCACATATTGCACTGTTATACGACTGCATACCAGATGCCACACGATAATCTACCTCATTCAGCATATTGAGTAAATCTCTCTGCGTCTGCAACATAGTTGTCCGCGTAAGGTTATTCAATTCTCCGAATGTTTTCATCATTTCGGCATTCATTGCCATGATGGCTGCATTATTTTGCAAAGGTGTTTGAACATCTCCAAGCCGTTTTAAAACCTCTGCATCATCAGAGAATGATGTCATAACACTATCACGCAATAAACGCCGCACTTCGTCCCTGCTCTTTCCTGTCATTTTTGAAATTCTTTTTACAATTTCAGTATGATGCAATCCCATCTGCTGGAGTTTCCAAAGTTCCCGATCAGTAGTTCCAGACATTTCCCCGGATTTTATCAAACGCATTGCTATATCACTGATAATCCAATCTTCCAGTTCCTGATACATTTCTATCAGTTTATCTGATTTTCCGTAAAAATAATCCGGCGTTAACATTATCTTCTTCCTACCTCTCTTTTAACCAAATCAACCCATTCCTGACCATGCGTTTCCTTTGCTCTCTCAAACCAATGATCCGTAGCTTCCGGATGCCCGTTCGCATCGTAGTGCAATGGTCTGCCAGTCGGATATTTCTTTTCTCCGCTGTGTGCCCATGATCTTCCATCCTCTGTCAGATACAATTCTCCCATATACTGATAATGCGCATATGACACATCCGTCTCAATCAATCCAGGTTCAATAATATTCGTCTTTCCTACCATAGATCCCTGTTGAAACGGCATATATGGAATCATGTCATTCAAGACCTGCATGTCCAGTTTATCCTGTGCGCGTCTAAGATTTCCGTCAATTCTGCTTGTATCAAGCCTTATATTTACGTTTCCAACGGTCCTGTCGTACCTCATTTACATCCCCCATACTGCAATCGCCGCACTTACCATTAAAAATCCCCAGTAAATTGTGTCACATATTTTTTTTCTTTTTCCTTGCCTTATCCATTTCTTCTATAAATGAAACACAAAATAAGAGCATGATTATTTTTAGCACCATCTTTATTCCTCCCCGTACAGTCCACCTTTGTCCTCCCCTGCATTTTCTTCGTCACACTCCGCAAACATCTCATCAATCTCTTTATCATTAAATCCCTCATACTCTTTGAGGTATTTTCGTTTACTGTATACACCGTTCATCATAAGCTGATATGCTCTGGTTCGATCCTGTTCAAACGATGCTAACAGATCCTTAAAATAAAATACATCTTCATCCGCTACGCTTTCATCCAGTGCGTTGACGTACCCGCTCGGCATATTAAAAAATACATCGCAGTATTTGTCCAGTGCATATACCAGATCCTTAATCGCAGATTTCAGTGCATTCCTCATATCTGTAATGGTCTCCACGGTCTCGCTGTCGTCACTTTCAATCTCCGTTGCTGTGGTGATCCCTGTCTTGCGATCAAGAACAAACTGCCCCTGTGAGAATCCTGCCTTGGTTGATATCATAGATAAAATGGAATTAATATCTGCAACTCTCTGTTCTGTCAACAGTGTTGGCACATGTTCATTAACCGTATTAGAAGCTTCAACCCCCATCCTCAATCCCTTTACAAATCTTGGAAGTTCAAGTCTTTCCTTATCTCCAGTATTCTTATCGCGTTTCATCAATGCATTTTCATCAATAAATGTAATATGCTGCGAATCATCGACTTCATCATCTTTCCTGCTCCAAGCTACATCCAGATTGCGCAGTTCCTCGATACAATTCGCAAATACTGCCACCCCCTCCGGTGATGTATAGTCAATGGTGTTGTTATACGGCATCTTGAAATACCCAAACAATGGCTTTTCCACATTGGAGATTGTGACTGATTCCGGTATATTCTTCCACTCCGGTACATCTGCCAGTGCAATACTGCGCCCCAGACTGTCGCTGCCCTTTGATCTGAAAGCCTTATTCTCAATGGTGTATGTTCTTCCAACTCCTTCTCCATCGTCAGAGATCGAAGATGTAAAGTGCTGATACTCCAATCTGGTATAGTAATCATCTCCCTTGATCTGCCGGTCAATAAATATAACCCCAAGGATATCCCCGTTGCTGTTCTTCTCTGTCACTGCAAAGCTGCCTGGCATTACATAGTCGATTGCTTCCGCCGGATTATATGTACCGCTCGGCTTAAAAATAATGCCGCCCGCGCCACAGGCATCCTCTACCTTATCCCGGATGGATTTCTGGATCATTGCACCAATGCACTGATTGATATAATCCGCCCTGTCGCTGCCACTGATTGTCACATTGAGATCCAGACATGTCTTCTTGCTGGTGTAATAGCATAAGAACTTTGCAAAGTTGATCGTGCGCACATTCTTACTCATCCAATACGGTCTGCCCTTGATGATGTTCTGCCACTCGATCTGTGCCATTTCCATCAGATCAGAAGAGATAATATCAACATTAAATTCTTTTTCCGCACTTGTTTTAAATAAATTCATGAAAAACTCCTTTACTCGTGTGAATATGTTCATATGCCACCACCCTACAATTTCATAGTAAATGCATTATCTTTCAGTAATACTCCATTATCTGTCTTTGTAAATACTGGTTCTGTACCGTCATATGCTTTTAAATCAACGTCTTTCCGGAGAATATTATCCTTGCCGGAATCTGAAATACACGCAATCACTTCTCTTGTATCTTTATCCACTACAACATAATATCTCATGCAACCACCGCCTTAAATTCCAAGCTGCTTATACACTGCGCTTATCTTGTGATACTGAATTGCGAACCAATCAACCATAGTTTCATCATGACCAAACCTATCACAATGTTGAAAATTTGACTGTAATCCACTCTCTGCAAGAAAAGCATGGATTATTTCATGTCGAAGTTGCTTTCTCTGCAATCTATCAAAATCTCCGACACCGTTTGTATTATCAGATCTCAGATGTATTTCCCTGTTGGTATAATCGCAATATCCATCTGTATCACTGTTGGCAAATTCTTCAACAATGATTGTATATTCCGTTCCAAGTACATTAATCTTCATATTCTCCATCGTCCTCTTCCTCCTCGTCTATCTCATCGTCATAAAGTCCATTGTTGCGACGGCTCTCCATGATCACTCGGTTTAATCCATAGATCAGCGCCATCACACAGTCCTCGCCAATCTTTGGGTACGCATCTGAAAAGCTACCATCTGCCAACTGCTCATGCTCCAAGGTTGTCAGCTCATGTGCAAGGTGCGGGCATCGTTCCGGATCAACCACAATCTTCGTGGTTTGCTGTAACCACTCCCAGCAATAATCCCTTCCCTTGCCGGAACCCCAACGCTTTTTGGCACCGATCGCATTAAATCCCCAATCCTGCAGCTCTGCAATGGCATCCGGGCGCGCCGAGTCACATATGATCTCTTCTGTAATGTATTCCTTAATCTTTCGGGCAAATGCGCTGTTCTTGCACCGCTTGGCAAATACCTCCGACACGCAATACAATGTATCTGTGTCCTCGTCATAGTAGGCAACTTCGAATGTTTGCGGGTGCTCAAAACCAAAGTCCAGGCCATAATAGAGAAATGGCAGATTCTCTATCTCTGCGTCCGTGATGGTCCGCTCTTCCACATTATCAAAGATACCGCCGCCGGTACCGGTTACTTCGCCCATATAGTTATTGCGGTAATATAGCGGCTTATGCACCTTGAACCACTCCGCGCGCTCAAAGAATCGTTTACCAAGCCACTTCACCGGCACATTGTAATAATAGCTGTGGCAAATCCTGGTCTGCGGTTTATTCCGGCACTCTTCCACGTACTGGTTCATGAAGTTGTTCTTACTCTTCGGTGGGTTGAATATCTTGATATCCAACGCTGGCGTATCAGATCTGAGAAATGTATCTTCGATATTATCCATCTGCTCCACGCCTGCCATTTCGTCACATTCTTCATGGATCAGCATTTTTACATATCCAAATGGAACATTAAACGATTTTAAACTGATAGGTTTATCCGCTCCCACAAACATAACCATCTGTCCGGTCGGCTTATACACCGCGCACATAGGAGACTGTTTGAAATCCCAGTTATCCAGATCATTGTACCGGATCACAGTCTTCATGAACTGGTTATAAACAGATCCACGCAAGTCAACCTTGTATCGTCTGGTATATACAATATGTGCCTGTGGATCTTGCCGGATGGTCTCGTATGCCAGGTCTCCCCAGAAGTTGGACTTGATAGAACCACGACCGCCCTTAGATACAATCTCATGCACATCTATCTCCCCGGCAAATGCTTCATGCACTGTTCGGTAGATTTCCACAAAATCGGAAGTAATGTCTGTGATTGGTATCGTCCACAGAGGTGCTTTCTCCCGCTTTTCTTTCTCCTCCCGTTCAATTCTCTGCTTTTCTGCTATTGTCAGTGCTTTTTCCAGTCCATCCATTGCCTTAAGTTGATCCTTGAACTCCGGTGTATATCCCTCTCCATCCCTCAACATACCTTTTGCTATCATGCTTCTGCGTTCCTGTATTTCTGCAAGACTCATAATGTCACGGTGCTGTTCTTTCTCGATACGCTCCATCTGCTCGGCGATACTTTCCGAAATATTACTTTTCCTTACATTCTCGCATCCTGTGATAGCTGCTCGTGCTTCTGCATATCCTGCATCCTTTGCTGCTTGTGTAGCATTTCCGCCGTTCTTAATATATTCAGCAGCAAATGCTTCCTGCTTTGGTGTCAGCTTCTTCCCGTTTTTCTTATCTTTCGTTCGTTTTGGACGTTCGCTTTCGTTCGCTTTGCAATCCGAACGTTCGTTATCCCAGTCATATGTATTTTTCCATCTGCGGATTGTTCCTTCCGGTTTCCCAAGCTGGTCAGCAATGTCCACCAGCTTCATGCCGTCCTTATACAGTTCATATGCTTTATCAGCTAATGGATTTTTCTTTGCTGCCAACCGATCATCTCCTTTCATGGCAATAAAAAAGATACCGCATCCATCAAGGACATGGTATCTTTTTACAGGTGCCCGGATTGACCACCGGAGCCTCACATTGCTGTGTGTTCTCCTTCCTAAACTACTACCTGTTAATATGATAATACCATGCCCTCTGCACTCTTTCAATCATTTTTCTTTCTTTTGGACTTACCTCATACGTTCCCTTTTCGTCATGTATATATCCCTTATGTGTATGCAGATCAATCTTTTTTCCGTTCACATTGTGTAAATGCCCTGTATCAATTTGCTTATACCGCTTCTTGTTTTTATCGTAATATGAGATACTTTTTATTTCATTCTTGGTATTTACAACTGCATACACTCGCCCATCTGTCATGGTTTCCATTGGTGCTGTAGCTGATCCATTATTATAACTAACAAATTTTATATTTCCAGTCTGATATAGTGTTTTATATTCACTGCCATACTTCTTACCTTTATCGCTTAATCCACTACTGGCTCCTCTGCCACCAAAGAACTGCAAATTCTCTACCACTGCGCCACCTCCGCCTCATGCCACTTCTCACTAAACTGCTTGATATGTACAATATTTCCCTTACACTCATCCGGGACTTTGCCACAAAAAATAATCTGTGCCGGCTGCAATCTCTCCACCATATCAAAATAACCATCTAAAAACCGCTGTTTCCCTTCCTCACTGTTCTGTGTTCCTACAGAAGAAACTGCAACAACACCATGTGTAGGTTCTCCATCAAAGCACCATTCAAACGACTTCCGATCGCTCCAGCAAATCGTAGGAATAACATTGATTCCATGCATCTGCCAGTACGCGCCGAGCCAGTGCTTACGGTAATGGTTATAGATCTGTAACGACTTTGGAAAATCCGTATACAGACTGAAATCCGGTGTCAGCACATACTTAAACCGTTGCAACATTGCCGTGTACTTATCCGGGTCTGTCCATACTCTGGTAAACTGGTAATCATCCAGGAAGAAATGTACTGCCTTATTCTCCGGTTCTTTTGCGTTCCTCGCATAATTGAATCCGATAAATTCTGCATTATCAAATTGTACAGGCTCTAACTCCGGTATGTCATACTGCCCGACTCCGTCAAATAATATCCTCTGTGCATTTTCGTAATTTCTCTGTGTTTTATACATGGCATAGTCCTTTCCTCATATCATAATTATAGGACAGGTCAAGCATGGATTTGTGCCAACTTTAGGGCATAATAAAAGAGAGGCTGTTATTCCTCTCTTCCCCATACGATCATATACTGCCCGTTCTTTTCTTCCACCAGATGCGCCATCCTCTGCCGCATAAGTCTCTGCGCTGTGCCTTTTCTCCTGTAAAAACTCCTCCTGCTGATTGGGAGAATGCCGTAGTGTGCTTCAAGCATGTCGTAACTGGTCCCAATAATGATTGATTCTGTCAGTTTATCAGCTATGATGCTGTCCACGTTCATGCAGATCTCGTATATTTCTTTTTCATCCACGCACATTCCCCCCCCTAAAACTTTCTTTTCCTATTCTTCTCCCTGCCAGATCTTCGGTGTACCATCAGCATTGAGCATAACGGTAAGACCGCCGCCCGTACTTATTGTGATATATAAATACATCACTCCTGTGTCATTATCTGCATAAATAAGATATTCTTGTCCACTTCCCACCAGTACCATTGTGTTTTCCTGTCCCGCACTGACATTTGCTGTATCACTGCATCCGGCAATCAGAAGTGTTGCTGTTATGATGGCTGTTATAAGTTTCTTTCGCACTGCATTAGTCCTCCGTATTTTCCTCATATTCCTCTTTGCTGATGGTCCTGATGCATTCCTCACTCACGCCTAAACTTTTCGCCATGTTTGCAATGGCTCTTTTCACATAGTCGTATGCACTTTCTTCAAAAATCCTTGGCTTTTCTTCTGTGACTGTAAAACCTATATTCTGCTCTGTATATCCAACGGAACCCTCTCCGCCAAACATTTCTGAATCCTTAATTTCAAAGTATAATGATATTCTGATTTTCATTTCATTCATTGTTTTTCCTCTCTTTCTCAAAGTTCATCGATCATCTTTGAGTACTCGTTATACTGTTCTTCCGTCACATCTGCGACATTGTTCAGGAAAAAATATAAATATCCTTTTGAGTACTCGGCTGACCATAGTTTTAATTTGATTTTCTTTTTGGCAATTTCATAATAGAGACCGAAATCCATTATTATATTTTTCATGAGATGACCATTCCTCTCTTCTTGGTTTTGTTATCTGGTTCTAAAATAAACTCATCTGGTTCTCGTCGTACTGGTAAATGCGTCCAGTCATGATCCTCCCTAACTGACGCAATCTCTCCACCCGTGGTTTCTGCTTAAGATTCGCCATATAATTATTATCCACTTCCGGCGGTATGGAAAAATAACATTCCTCCGGTAATGGCAACTGATTTTCTGTGCAGATCTCGTGGATCTTTGACTGATAATAAATGATATGATTCCGTGTCAGATTCATGTTGCATCCATCGGACCAGAACGGATCATTACACCCGTTCTGATTGATAACTTTCCAGTGTTCTATTTCTCTGCGGATGCACTGGCAGTACTCTTTCACTTTATCTTCTGCTGTCTGTATCATGACAGCACCTCCAAATCTCCCAATGGAACACTTACATCAGTCTCTAACGATGTAGCTTCCCATCTCAATGAATCATCTGACCATTTGATAACGTAATCTTCATCTTCGTACCGGAAGATATCTTTCTCATAGATTCCCTCATATCCGGTGCACTGGCAGATGGTGTTAGGTATAACCTCTACAATCTTATTTCCATGACTAATTTCCCCACTATCAACGTCATAAAACTTTTCCGGCTCATTTACGATAATTACCGTCTTTTCTCCAAGGACTGCATAAAATCCAGTTACCCACTGTTTTCTAGTCCCTATTGGTCTTGCTTTACATAAATGTCTATTCTCCATCACGTTCCACCTTTTTTCCTTTGCAAAATCCTCTATGTTCATGCACGGAGAAAGAAATACTTCCGGTCTGTTTCATGTAAGTCAATTTTTCTCCGGTCAACTCACATTTGTGTTCACGTTCGTTCAAATACTGACATCTTCCATCACAATACATCGCTTTCCCCCTCCATTTTTTTCAGCTTGGCTTCGGCTTCATCTCTGGTAAAGAAAATTACTTCTCCAAAACGATGTGCAAATGTAAAGTCATAGTTTTCAAACCATATTTGCGTAGTAAAATCCGTTCCTTCCATTTTTTCAATCTCGATTTTCAACACCCTATGTTTTGAAATTTTTTTACTTGCCTTATTAACTTTATAAACAATATCTCCCACCTTACACGGCAACCGCAGAAGTAATCCCTGCTCTTCAGCATCCTCATAGTCTTTGAGTTTCCGATATACGGCATCTATTTCCTCGCAATCCGGTTCACATGCCCTTTCCCACAGTTCATCATCAATCCACAATGGATTTCTCTCTGTTAATCTCTCCATGCTATCCCTCACTTTCTGCCCGAAGCCATTGTTCCACATCTGTAACAGAACACATTGCAACACCGCCCTCAATGGTCTTTACGCTACCCTGCTCATATGTTTCGATTGAGCAAAGGAAATCTAAAAGTTCATCATCCGTCATGCTCCTGATCCGGTCTGCATTGGTCTGTGGCTTTTCAATATGTGGCTTTTCTGCATCTGTGCTGTACGACTCCGGCAGTGGCATCCAAGCATTTACAAATAATCCATATTTTGCATAGCTTTTGTCATCATCCCCCGGATAAAACGCACCGTTACCATCTTCATCAGTTTCATATCTTCCGATATCTGGAATAGTAAAGTTTTCAAACGATACCAGGATATATTTATCAGTATTAGGAATCTGCTCATCTACTGGAATCCATCCGCTTTCCTGCTCCAAAATCCTGTTGATTTCTTCCTCCGAAACCACTTTTGTTAGTGGAGAATACCCGCAGGCTTCTGTTGCTGCCTCAGATATCCTGTTTTTAATCCTGCTTATTTTCATTCTGATCCTCACTTTCCGGCAACATAGCATATTTATAGCTACTCATTTTACCGTCGTATGTGCTCCATGACGTTTTTCCGTAATCCCATGTATAAACCGTTTCATCTTCATATTTTGCAAAATGTTCTTTGCTCCACGCAAAAAGTTCAGAATCTCTTCCGCATATTTTTCTCTATTCAGCATCTTTCTTCTCCTTCCCGTACCGCAACTGATACGGTACTTCTCTGAATCTTTTCAACGCATCCTGGTTCGGGTGCTTTGTCGGCATTGACAAGTTATTATTCATTTTTCCGATAATTGTGCGGCGTTTCTTACCTTCTTTCCACATTTATATCTCCCTGCTCCTTTCATCACAGCCACAATCTCCCGGTACTCTCTTTCTCTTTTAGAGATTTCCCGATCAAGTACATCCAACCGTCTAAACAGTGCTGCCGTATACTCTTCGTCCGTCAGCTCCGTTGTTCTTTTCTTACCTTTTGCCGCAAGTGGCAACCGCACCTGTTCGCCGTTGTGCATCAGAATCTTAATGATCTCCAATCGCGGCACACAATTTAAATCTGCTAAAATCTGCAACTGGCTTGCTCTGTCCTTTGCGCTGCGGTACTGCCTGCAAATTTCTCCCTCCGTCATATTCACTTCAACCACCTCCCGGTTGTGAATTTAGCACCTGTTTTTCTAATTCGTCATAGTCATACTGACGATGATTGATATTACTAAAAGCATTGCTTTTGCCCTTATGCTCTGTTGCTTTGCCAGGCACATAGTTCTCATCCAGATAATCTACATAGCCACTGTTAAAAAATGTGCTCCCATACTGCGCTTTCCTCCAGTCGGCGTCCTTCTGCAATTCAAGACTGTAGCGGTCAATCGCTTTAACAAGCCTATCTTCCCCGATTGCAAGTAGCCGTTTCTTTTGGGCATCCGATACCTGTCCTTTGCCTTTTTTGTTCGGATATGCTTTCCACAGACGTTCGAACAACGCTTTGGCATCCGCCAAAGTATTTTTATTATTATCATTAACATTTACAGTAACATTAACATTATCAGTAACAGGGTTATTTTGCTTTTCAGAAAAACCATTTGCTTTTTTTGCTTTCTCTTGTTTTTGTGAAATATCTTTTGTTTTTGGTCTGCCGCCAAGTTTTCCGGCTTCCCGACGTTTCTCAATCTTCTCTAAATATGCGGCAGTGTCACGATCTATCCTTGATTTAATAAAGCTGAATGCCATATTGGTCATGCCGTCCATTTCCGGCAGTTCGTCCCCTGACGCGTAACACAATACTGCCGTCAGGAGTGCTCCGCGCTGTTCCATCGTAAGCAGTTTTATATGTTCCAGATACTCCGTATACAGGACAAAGCTGCTCTTTTCATCCGTCAAGACATCACCCCGTTTCCAAGTCCTTAAGAAGCTCTCTCAGTGACATTTTTGCCTGCGCCTGTGTAAGTTCCGTAATGGTCACTTCAATTCTTGGATTGTCCTTATCCACGTCCGTATCAAAGTAAAAATGCGGTATATATTTCTGACCATCATCTTTGATTACCCATGCTTTTTTCAAGCTGTCCTGCACGAACTTGGCGGCGCAGGACAAAATGTTATCATTATCCCTGCGACGGTCTTTTTCATAAAACTGATAGTAGATCAGAACCGGATCCGTAATATGTACACCTGGAAGTTGCTGCCTTATATACCAGATGATAGAATCCTCGCTTTTCTTTTTCATCCGTCCGCCCTTGCGGGGATTCGTCCGGTTGGCGGCTGTGTAATCATTCAGGCCATCCAACCGTCCGGGAATCGTAAATTTATACTCCATTGACACCACCCATTCCCACATTACAGCTTCTTATTTCAAGGATTGTATTATTACTTGGATTCCATCCTTCGACATATTCAACAGCTTCCTGGTATCTCTTGGTTGGAATATTGTTTCTGGAATTGACTCTGAAATAATCCTGAATATCATGATTACACTCAGAAAACACCTTTTTGCTCATTTCCTTATATGCCAGTGCTTTTTTACCACCAAGAACCTCAATCACTCTTTTATTTACAGTTTTCTTTAATTCCTGCTGCTGTTCATAATCAATGGTCATAGTATTTTCAAGATGTGTGATTCTCTCTTCATGTCCATCGATCATACCAAGCTGTACACGCATCATTTCCTGTGGTGTCAGCGGTTTTTGATAGGTGCCGGTTCTTCTGATCTGTGGCAGCACTTCCGATGTCACCCAACGTTTGAAACGCTTTGCTCCTGGCATTTTGCTTGAAAGAATCAAACTGTAAAGTCCCGATTCATTAATACAAATAACTTCCCGGTTTTGACCTGACAGAACGATTCGTTCGGTCAGCTTATCCTCTTCGTCAACATGATCTCTGATGGCTTTTTGTGTATTTGTATATTGCAAAATTTCCGCAATGTCTTTCGCAACAAACCACGGTTCTCCATCTACCGTTACTGTTCGGATCTCTCCAAACTCTCTATTCTTAAAAATCTCTAACTGATTCAATATCTTCTCCTTTCCCTCCGGCACCCATCGGCACCGGAGATCATGGCTCTCAATAATACTGTGATATATTATTCTGCATGAACTGTTTCTTAAGGTGTTTCAACCCTACAAATAACTTTTTCCATATCTCTTCCGAAATGTGTCCCTGGCATCATCCTCGCTCACATCTTCATGTTCTACGATATAATGCTTTTCCCATGCAAGCTGACCGATAATATGCATCAACACACTCATTTCCTTATTACGGTGCACGCTCATGTTCCCCTCATGATGCTCATAGGATAACGGCACCCACAAACCATCTTCGTCCGATAACCGGCGGTTCGCTGTCCCCTCAAAGATATGATGCCTGTGCACGTTCGGCGTGCCGTCGATCATGTCATACCCGGCATATTTCATATCAACAACAATAGAATCTTTCATCTACACCTCCCCGATCAATTCACTTGACCAGATAGGTCTATTCAATACTTTCGTATGCTTGCAGTAATCACAATGTTCACAACGCATCGGCTCTACTGCTCCACTTTTCAGCATAAGGATTGTTGATACGTTGTGCTCAACCTCTGTAAGTGCTTCATCAAGCAGGCTCTGTTCCACAGCGATCACCTGTATATCAGCCTCTTTTTCTTTTGAGACTGCTGCAATAAAAAATGGAAGCTTCTTTCCAGTATTGATTTCAACAACTTTCTGATAAACTGCGCCCTGAATGTAATAACCCCATTCTGCAAGGAAATTAAGGTGTCCTGTATCTGGATGATAAAATTCCTTGGTAATACTCTGACAGGTTTTCAGATCCACAATGCATTTGCCTGGATGGTAACTGTCAATTTTGATTTTCCACTTTGCACCAAACATATCCGCTGTCATGATGACCTGTTTTTCGCCACTCATGTACTGCATAAACAGTGCATCCCTTTCACATCGGTTAATCATCTCATTTGCCTTTACATACTCGGCTTTCAGATTTCCATCCTTTTTAAACATGCATGGATGCTGCGCTTTGAATAAATCAAGCGTTCCCTCAAAATGTGCATCTACATAAGAACCGACCATCAATGCTGTGGAATCTTCCATAGCCTCCACCCATGTACCATTTAACTTTGCAAGGGCATATTCTTCACAGCCAGGCTTACCATATGTACCCATGAAATCTTTATACTGGCTGACAGATAAATACTCTTCATTTGCCTCACGGCTGTAATAATTCTCACTCGTTAATAACATTATCAAATACCTCCGATGCTTCTTTTGCGATTTGTGCCTGTCTGGAATCTGCGAATGGATCCGGCACATCTTTTTCAACAGGGAAATAATCTTCTGTCTTTGCCTGTCCGTTTTTCAAAGCTGTGTATACTCCCCATAAGTCGGTACACTCGTCAGCACCAAAATCTCCCATGTTCCGTCCTGCATATTTTTCGATCTGTTCTTTTGTAACTCCAAAATCTTTTTTAAACAGCTTTTCAATCTTGTTAATCTTCTCCTGACTTGGAAGTTCTCCATAGCTTTTTTTCTGTGTTTCTTTACATTCATTAACAGCCATATCTACAACGTCTCCCGGAATAACTCCAAGTATACAGGCTCTCATTCTTCTTGCACCGAAGTTTGCGGTAGCCTCATAAATATCCCTGCTGTCAGTAAGCGCATACGATCCATTTCTTGTATCCCTTTTATGCTCAACACCGAAAATCTTTGTCACACGGGTATTTGTCTCTAAATCCCACGCATATGCCATCATTTCTGATTTTCCGTCTTTCTGCTCTAACTCGATAATTCCATAGTCGATGTTTCCCCAGTTCTGAGCTAATGACTCCGCCAGACGGACCGATGGTCCGCTGACATTCTGCCCGCCTCTTGGATATGAATAAATTGCCTGTTCTGCTAACGTGGCTCTCTGACAACTCCTTCTTATCTTTTCTATTGCTTCATATTCATCTCTGGGAAACTTCTTAGCCATAAAGATGGCGCCCTGAACTTCCTGTGTCTGTCTGTTTACCATCATTTCTGTCTGTGATGTCTTAGGTGCAACTGCCGTCTGCTGCCCTACTGATACCATATTATCCATGCCATACCTCCTATAATGTAACTACCGTCATTGTGTCATCATCTGTTGTTCTGGTCGCAATAAACTGCAACCCTTTGTTTTTGCATTTCTGATACAGTTTTTCACGCAGATCTGTTGCAAGTTTCTCCACTCCATCGATCAGGATGATATTTAAACCGTTCGGGTTCTGAATTGCCACATCAATGCAGAGATCCAGTTTTTCTCCCTCTGACAGGTTCGATACCGGCAGACCGTTAATCAATGGCGTTCCATTTTCTACCGTCAGACCAGCGATCGGAATCGTACAGTTCGTAAGGATTTCTCCCGGAAGCGTTCTCGCTTTTTCAATCTTATCTGTAAGCTCCTGTGACTGTGCCTGCATTTCCTCGATTTCACTCTGCAGTCGGAGCATTCTTTTATATTCATTGATATGAGACTGCATTTTTTCAATCTCCTGTGCCTGCTCCTGCAATGCTGTCACATCCTGTGGCTGCTTGTCTGCATATTCTGCATACTCGGCGATCTCTGCATCAAAACGTGCCACATTCGCTTTGTAAGTCTGTTCGATGACTTCCAACTTATCTGATTTCTTAGATGCAAGCTGTTCTTTTTCCGTCTCATAAGCTCTAATCTGTTCATTTAAAGATGCAATGGATTTATCAATCTGGTTTGCACGGTTAGCAATTTCACGATCCAGTGCTGTGATCTCAATCTCACGATCAGCATCAAACTTTCTAATCTTACTATCGCGACTGTCTCTCAACAGTTTTGCTCTCTCGATGGTCTGATTTTCTTTCTGCATACGCTCGATCTGACGATAAATATCTCCGGCGCTTGCCTGTTCCCATTTTTCAACGTCATATCCAACTGGGATACCATTTGCGATCTCTTCCACAAAAGCTTTTTTATTTCTGATATCGCGGTCAATATTACGGCGGTTCTGATAATAATCGCCGTTCTCTGCCTGAATATCATTCAGCACAGAAAGAATGTTCTGATCGTAAGAAACCCACGCCGGAATCTCCCCGAACCACTCCTTGATTTTGTTCATATCCCATGGATACTCAATCATATCAAGGATGATCGCATTCTGCTGCTTTTTATCCATGTTCATAAACTCGATAGGATTCAACTGCAACGGCGTGAATAATTCCTTTAAAAACGCTTCTGGACTTCCTACCTCTAAACCATCTCTTTTCACTGACTTATAAGGTGCCTTTCCTATTCTGACCTTACGATCAATGGAAAGTCCGGTATCCGTTTCAACGATAATCTCGCCCTCGTTCTCTCCCTTATGTACGATATAGTCGCGATCACTCTTATTGGTAAGCGCGTACTTAATTGCATCCAGCACAGAACTCTTGCCTGTACCATTTTTACCGGACAGCTCCAAAGAACTTCCATCTGCCTCATACTCTCTGATTCCGAAAAGATTTTTGATTTTAATTTTTGTAATATTACTCATGCTTGATCTCCTTTAATATCTGTATTCTCTTGTCACTTTGTCCCCATCGTTCTCAATCATGATGGATAATTCTGTCTCAGTATTGAGACAAAACCTGCTTCTTATATCTCCGTTGGATGTACAGACAATCGCTGCCACTCCCTCAACGCCGATTTCTTCTAAAACCTCACTCAAATGCTGCAACTCTTCAATAAGATTTTCCTCATCCTTACTGCACAACTTAATTTTTGACACTTATAAATTCCTCCATTTCCATCTGCGTCCAATCCGTTGCCCGGACCATCCGCTCAATCTGTTTTTCGCGCTTCTGCCGTTCTGTCTCCCCAGTTACGCAGTCATCACACACTCCGTTACGACCTTCGCCCGGATCCATGGAACATCCACAGCGTTTGCATTGTTTCTCATACATTGACACAACCTCAATTCCAGTGTTACAATAAACGCAGAAATACTTGGTATTTCCACGATTGAAATAGCACCTGTCCTCGCCAAAGTTCAGGGTGCTATTTTTTTGTCCTCGATCAACACCATATCCCCATCCAGCTTGTCCGCCTGATGAAAATAAAACATCTCGATCTGCATCTCTCTTCTGCGCTCCGACAGAACTCTCAACCCATATCCCGCTCCGACGATAAATCCGCCAAGGATATAGACTGCTCCGGCGTAGTACATGTAAATGCCGTCACTGTCGAGACAGCACAGGGCAAGCATTGATATGATCCCACCGGTTACCATGATGATTTTAGATAAACGTCTCACGCTTCCTCCTTCCTGCTTGTCCACCAAGCCACACCTCATGTGGCGGTTTTCATTTGCTTTTCCTTATGAGCTCTCTCCTGTGCCAGCAGTAACTCCACAGCCGCATCATTTAAACGCTGATGCCTTGCTTTTTCCTCTTCCGGCGTCAGGATCGGGATCAGATTGATGTTCGTACCGTTCGGGAACTCCTGAATCACTCTGCGATATTCCATAAAAGTACCTCCTCTTCTTTAGTTAATGCTGTACTGGTTGTCTTTGTTACTCTTTGCTTTCAGTTTCTTTACCTCTCCATCTGCGGTACAACCATTACTGCAATTATCGCTCTAATACTTTCTGCAATCAGTTTGATACTGCATTAGGCACATTAATTAAACTACGATATCAATCTCAATATAAGAACAACTATTGCAACCACTAATCTAACATTCATTTAAATAACCCTAAGTGTTCCAGCATTTGGGGTTATTTTTCTGTCTCAAAAAGATAGTCAAACTTACATTTGAAAAGTTTACACAATGCCTTGATTTCAAATGTGTAAAACTTACCGCTTTTCTTTTTACTTTCATAAGAAACTCTTGAAATTCCAAGTTTTTCAGCCACATCCGAATTTGTCAGACCTTTTCTCGCCTGTTCTGCTTCTAAATTTTTGAACACGTTCTCACTCTCCTTCCTATTGTTACCTTGAAATAATTTGTTTTGGATGCTACTCTTTATATGCCCGGCAAGAAACGGAGTAACATATGCTTGAAAAAGAAAAAACAAATTGTCCGCGTAACAAACACGAAGTAACAATTACTCATTACTATGAAGAGATAAACGGTGCAAAGGTTGATATCTCTCATCACTGTCCTCTTCGTTTTCAAATCAAATGCGACGGAACAGAAGATGGAATAAATAACTGTCACTTAATTAAGAAATACTAACTTTCATTATGCCGGGTTTTCTCCAGTTCATTTACTCTCTGTTGTAAATCTTCAAGGTCTCTTTTCATCCCTCTCTGCCGCAAATCCATCCAATAAAGCCGGTCATATGCATGTGCTTCCATATCAATTTCATGCTTGAACTTTCCAATCTTTCCGATAATGTACTGTTGTAATCTGTTCACCTGATCACTCTCCCTTCTTATTTACTGTCCAGATTATTGGGCAGATGATGTTTCCTACAAATTTCATTTTGAATACTTGAATTTTTCTTCACAAAATAGTAAAATTATTTTAGCCACATCATACTGAAAGGCTTTCAAAGGAAAATCTCGCCTTTGGAAGGAGGTGGCTTATATGATTTCTCTTTCTGAGAAAGCTTTAGAGATTCTTCAAGCAGAAACGGAAAAAACAGAATTTTCAAATTCTGACCTAATCTCAAACGGTTTTTCTAATGCAACTGCCAAAGTTGCTATCAACGAGCTTGAAGCTGAAGGCTATATTTTCATCAGCCGCACTTATGTGAACGGTAACGTAGTTTTTGAACTTGTATAGCCTACATGACCCTAAGTGTTCGCAGCGCTTGGGGTCATTTTGTTTTGTCAGGCATATGGGAGCTTTTTCTGATAAATCTGTCAACCTTTACTCCTAGGACATCACAGATGCTTGCATACTCTCCTACCTCACATTTTCTTTTTCCCTGAAGAATTAAGCATAACCGAACCTCTGGCACACCAGACTTTTCGGCGATTGCTTTTTGCTTTAGTCCAGACTTATCAATGAAGTCTTTCAATTCCATAAAATCTAAAACCATCTTTCTTTTTTCACCTCCGCTCCATGTTTTCTGGAATGATTAAACTATATTCCATTTTTCATGGAATGTCAATAACAAATTTTAACTTTTTTGAAATTTTATTTTACAATTCCAAAATTTCGTAATATAATAAAATCAATCCAATAAGGGAGGGCAAAGCCATGAATGAATACCTTGTATCTCAATTAAGAAAGGGACGTTTAGACAAAGGCTTAAAGCAAAGTGATGTGTCCAAAGAAACTGGCATTAAAAATACCACATTAAGTAATTATGAAAACGGTGTGACAGAACCAGATATGGATACATTTTTAACACTATGTGAGTTATACGAATTAGATTTTGTGTCTTTAATGGAGGAAGCATATGGAATAAAAGTTCCAGGCAAGAATTTTCATATCAAGCCATCTGAAATGGAATTGTTAGAAAAATATAATGCTCTCGACGAACATGGCAAAGAAATGGTAGATTTCACACTGGAAAAAGAATATGAGCGCTCTATTGCAGAAAAGAAGAAGTCCGACAATATTGTCCCTATGGCGGTTAAAGAATCTTCTGATTATGAGCTTAATGCCGCGCACGCCGACGATTACATGGGTGCACCGGATGAATTAAAAACAGCAGAAGAAAAAATGCTTGA